GGCTTTTTTGTGTTAGTGTTGCCTTAAAAAAGCCATGTTACCCGAAAGAAAATTATACCAAAAATTAAAGAAAAATACCCCTAATATTCTGTGGAATAGAATAGAGAATTTAAGCCTTTTAGGTATGCCGGACTTATTGGGATACAACAAAAATAATCAATTCTTCACAGTTGAATTAAAAGTTGTAAAGGGGAACAAGATTAGGTTTTCCCCTCATCAAATTGCTTGGCATAAACAACACCCTGATAATACTTTTATCTTGGCCGAGACCCTCGATCCGTGTTCCTCGAAAACTTCTTCGTTGTCCCTGTATCGTGGTTCAAGGATCATGTCGCTTGTGCGTTATGGTATAAAAATTAAGCCTGTCGCTTGTGACTTCCGCGCTTGTGCGTTGATGTTTGAAAATTTAGAAGCTTGACGCTCCGAAGATTTTGTCCTCCAGACGAGCGTCAAGTTTGGTCAAGTAGTGTACTCGCTCTTTTCTTATAGCGCGCCGAGTTCACCGCACACTTAACAGACTTCGTGTCTGATACTTGACCCCAGAACCAATGGCGTGGGACTTGCCCTACTTTGCCACATTGGTTCAGGGTTCAAGCTTCATGATCCGTAGGTTATTTAATCCTTAACCTACGGATCATGGTTCAAGCTGCTATAACCAGCGTTGCTTTAATGCGTAGCCATCATTGAATAAAGTTTGCGATAATGAATATACAACGTGAAAACCCATATCCATGCCACAACCTTGAACCAATAACGAACCATCATCTTTTAATTTATATCCTAACGCTTTAGATACATAATAAGACCAATAACTAGGGTTGCCGTCTTTTATGTCTAAAACTTTAATACGTCTAGACATATTTGATGGAGCAACTTTAGTAACTATCGTGAATAAAGTATCCCCTTTTTTTAGGTTCTTTTTTAGGTAGTCAATAGCGTCTTTTTTTTCTGCTTTCATAGTCCCATAATATCCCATTGACAGGTATCCTGTCAAGTGGTATATTTCAAATCAACAAGGAGATGAAAGAATGAAAATAAACTATAACGAAGTTAAGACGCTTAAATCTTTCTATGGCGTTAAACTGCGAGGGAATGAAAGCTTTAGCAAATTGTTAAAAATCGAGCAAGACTACAAAGACAGAATAAAAGAACAAGAAGCAAATATCCAAAGAATAGACGCTCAAACAAAGGGGGTTAAATGGTAGAGATATTTTTAGAAACGCCCCTTGAGTTAAGAATATTAATATCAGGAATATTGGGCGGTTGGGCGTGGTTCATGTTCCGTGAATATAGAGCCGAGCAGAAAAGAAAAGAACGACACCAAAAAGATTTAAATGAGAGCTTTAAAAAAGCCAAATTAACATTAGTTAAAAAATAAACCGATTATCTCCCACGTTAAGTTGACCCCGCCCCGTGATCCACGGGGCGGGGTTTTTTATGCCGATAGAGGTACCAACGGGCTTTGGTTTTTGGTTTGTTTTTTGACCCCACCCACCCCCAACGCAGAAAGGGATCCTAATATGTGTATATATATGCTTGATTTACATAGTCATTCCCCGTAAAATACCTTTCGAAATAAAAAAGCATAGTAAAAAAAATTTTTCAAAAATTTTTTATGAATCGAAATATTGATATCAGTAGATTACCCCTGGACGTTCAAAAAGAATATCTTAAACTAAAAGTTAAACGTAGTGAAAAAGAAGTTCAGTTAAAAGCTAAGAATGATTTCATATCCTTTGTAAAATGTATGTGGCCAGATTTTATTGAAGGCGCTCATCATAGACACATAGCAGAAAAATTTAATAAATTAGCAAACGGTGAAATAAATCGTTTGATCATTAATATGCCACCAAGACATACTAAATCTGAGTTTGCATCTTACTTACTACCCGCGTGGATGGTGGGCCGTGATCCAAAGCTCAAGATCATTCAAGCAACGCACACGGGTGAACTTGCAGTAAGGTTTGGCAGAAAATCTAAAAACTTAATTGATAGTGATCCTTATAAAAAAATATTCTCTACAACATTACAAGAAGATTCGAAAGCAGCTGGTCGTTGGGAGACAGCTCAAGGGGGCGAATACTTTGCAGCTGGTGTAGGTGGAGCTATTACAGGACGAGGCGCGGATCTATTAATCATAGATGACCCGCACTCAGAACAAGACGCACAATCCAAAACAGCTTTAGAACTTGCTTACGAATGGTATACATCAGGACCAAGGCAACGTTTGCAACCAGGCGGCAAGATTGTTTTAGTTATGACACGTTGGTCACAAAAAGATTTAACAGGATTACTTTTAGCAAATCAAAAAGAAGTAAAATCTGACCAGTGGCACGTGGTCGAGTTTCCAGCGATCATGGACCACGGATCACCTGTCTGGCCTGAGTATTGGAAGTTAGATGAGTTAGAGAAAGTTAAAGCAACTCTTCCTGTTGCAAAGTGGAACGCACAGTGGATGCAGAAACCCACATCAGAAGAAGGAGCTATTTTAAAACGTGAGTGGTGGCGAACCTGGAAGCATGATTACATCCCACAGATTTATCACGTCATACAATCTTACGATACGGCGTTTATGAAGAAAACGTCAGCTGATTATTCTGCGATCACGACATGGGGAATATTTTACCCGGACCAAGATTCAGGAGCCAATCTTATGTTGTTAGATGCTGTTAAGGGACGGTATGAGTTTCCAGAGCTTAGACGTTTAGCTTTAGAACAATATAAATACTGGCAACCTGAAACGGTGATTGTGGAGTCTAAAGCATCAGGACTGCCTTTAACTTATGAACTTAGAAAGATGGATATTCCTGTTGTTAACTTTACACCGAGCAAAGGAAATGATAAACACGTCAGAGTAAATGCATGTGCACCTCTTTTCGAATCAGGTATGATCTGGGCGCCAGAACAAAAATTTGCAGAAGAGGTTATCGAAGAGTGTGCTGCATTCCCTTATGGAGATCATGATGACTTGGTTGACTCGACGACTCAAGCGATTATGAGATTTAGACAAGGTGGTCTTGTTATGCACCCTGAAGACTACGATGATGAAAAAGACAAACAAATGAAACCAGTAAGGAAATACTATTGAAAAAGCTCACAACAACTATACCTCCTTTAAGAGGACCAAATTCACAGGGCTTGAATATTCCCTTAAAACAAGTTAAGACTGTAAGATTGGAGAAAACAAATGGCAGAAATCGACAAAACGCTTCCAAACGAAGTAAGAACAGAAATTAAAGTTCCGTCTGAAGAGGTTACAGAAAAAGAGGAGATCTTAACAGAGAAACCTCCTATAGAAGTTACCCCTGAAGAAGATGGTGGTGCAACCATTGACTTTGAACCAGGAGCCGTGAACATACCTGGTACTGAATCACATTTTGATAATTTAGCAGATATTTTACCAACAGATGTTTTGAACCCTTTAGGTTCAGAATTAAAAAATAATTACATCGATTACAAGATGTCTAGAAAAGATTGGGAGAAAAGTTATACCGATGGACTTGACTTATTAGGTTTCAAATATGAAAATAGAACGGAACCGTTTCAAGGTGCTTCAGGTGCAACGCATCCAGTGTTGGCAGAGGCTGTTACACAGTTCCAAGCCACAGCTTACAAAGAGTTATTACCAGCAGATGGTCCAGTAAGAACACAAGTTTTAGGTGTTAAGACACCTCTTAAAGATCAACAATCTAAAAGAGTAAAAGATTTCATGAATTATTTAATCATGGATCAAATGAAAGAATATGAACCAGAGTTTGATTCTATGTTATTTCATTTACCTCTTGCAGGTTCGACATTTAAAAAAGTTTACTACGATGATTTATTAGGCAGAGCAGTTTCTAAATTTGTTCCTGCTGATGATTTAATTGTACCTTACACAGCGAATAGTTTAGACGATGCAGAATCTATTATTCACGTTATAAAGATTTCTGAAAATGATTTAAGAAAACAACAAGTGGCAGGATTTTATTCTGATGTAGAATTAACTCCTCCAGGTATGATTGTTAATGATGAAGTTTCAAAAAAGGAAAGAGAATTAGAAGGCACTAAAAAATCTGGAAAACAAATTCCTATGTACACACTTCTTGAGTGTCACGTAGATCTAGATTTGGAAGGCTTCGAAGATCTTGGTCCAGATGGTGAAACAACTGGAATCAAGCTACCTTACATCGTAACTGTTGAAGAAGGTAGTGGAACGGTTCTTTCGATAAGAAGGAACTATGCGCCCAATGATCCAAAGA